TCCAACCCCGCCATCGCCGGGACTCCGACCGGCGGACTGAGGATCGGTGAGTGAGCATCAAGTCCGACTTCGACACGGCCAACAAGCAGCGACAGACCGTGCTCGACAGGCTTCGGGCATGCGCGGCCTTCACGATTCCGTGGGTGCTGCCGAACGACGACATCGCCGAGACCGACGAGATCCTCCAGCCGTATCAGGCGCTCGGTGCTCAGGGCGTCGAGAACCTCGTCGGCAAGCTGCTGGTCAGCCTGTTCCCGACCGGCACGCCCTGGTGGTCCTCTCGCCCGTCGGCCGAGGCCAGGGCTGGCGACCTGCCGCCGGATGTGCTGGAAGCGTTCGCTAACCACCTCGCGGCCCGCGACCTGCTGATCGAGGGCAAGCTGGACTCGACGAACTACCGCATGGCTCAGCGGTCGGCCTTGGAGCAGATCATCGTCCTCGGCAACTCGATGACCCGACTGACGAGCGACTACCAGACTCGCGGCTACCGGCCCGATCAGTACGTCCAGAGGCGGATCGCGGGCAAGATGGTGTGGCTGATCGTCGCCGAGGCCGCCGATGTGCTCATGCTCAACGACGAGACGCTGGCCAAGGCCGCGTTGTCCCGGACCGACTTCGAGGGCAAGCCCATCGGCGAGCGGATCAAGACGATCTACACGCAGGCCGAGCGTCAGTCCGACGACCGCTGGGTGATGACGCAGGAACTCAATGAGCACGAGGTGCAGACCTCCGAAGAGCCGTCCTGCCCCTTCTTCGCCTGCGGCTACCGGGAGATCCCCGGCGAGTCGTGGTCGCGCGGGTTCGTCGAGGCCCGCCTCGGCGACCTCCGCAGCTTCAACGGGCTGGCCCGCGCCATCGTAGACCTGACAGTCGCCGCCGCCCGCTGCGTTCCCGTGGCCGACCCCAGGCACGGATGGAAGGCGTCGGACCTGACCCGCCCCAACGGCGTCGTCGTGCTCGGTAAGGTCGAGGGCAGCATCCCGCACGGCGTCGGCTTCCTCCAGTCCAACAAGGCCCAGGACATCTCCGTCGCCCAGCACATCTCCGACCAGATCGAGAAGCGGCTCGGCAAGGCGTTCCTGCTGGAAACCTTTGCCCAGCCGGAGGGCGAGCGAGTGACGGCCGCACAGATCATGCGGATCGCCCGAGAACTTGAAGGTGCCCTGGGCGGCGTGTACGCCCACATCGCCGACGAGATCCAAAAGCCCTTCCTCGCCCGGTTCATCTGGCAGATGGAGAAGGACAACCTGCTGCCCGCGATGCCGGAGACCGTCCAGCGTGGTCAGCGAGTCACTATCCTGACGGGCATCGAGGCCCTTCGCCGACAGGCCGAACTGGAGCGCCTGCTCGGTGCGATGCAGATTCTATCGTCCATCCCCGGTGCCTTGGAGAAGTTGAAGTTCGACGTGATCGCCGAGCGCATCCTTCGATACCTGGGCGTCGAGACGACCAACCTCATCAAGACCCCGGAGGAACTCCAGGCCGAGATTGAGGCCAACGCCCAGCAGCTACTCCAGACGGAGGCGGGCAAGAAGGCCATCGAGACCATCGGCAACGTCGCCGAGAAAGCGGCAGTGGCCTAGCAGAAAGGAACCGAACCATGCCAGAAGATCCGAACGCGACTCCCCCGGCAACTCCACCGGCCGATCCTCCGGCGACGCCGCCCGCGACGCCTCCGGCCGAACCCCATCGCCCCGACTGGTGCCCCGAGCAGTTCTGGAAGAACGGCAAGGTCGACCAGGAGGGCATGGCCAAGAGCTACGTCGAGGCGCAGCACAAGCTCTCCGAGATCCAGAACCCGCCGCCCAACAAGAAGGATGCGACGCAGGGCCTTGCGATCTCGCCTCCGACGCCAGGGCAGCTTCCCGAGGACGCGGGCATCGAGCAGGTGATCTCCGGCGTCGGCCTGGACCCCAACGAACTCGGACAGAAGTGGGCCGAGAACCAAGCCCTCGATCCCGAGGACTACCAGAAGCTCGCGGCGGCGGGGTTCAGGAAGGGCGTGGTCGACGAGTTCTTCGGCCTCGTACAGCGAGACACCGCGACCCGCGTGGAGAAGGTCAACCAGATCGCTCAGCAGGCGGCTGGGTCCAAGGAGAAACTCGACAATCTGCTGGCCTGGGCTGGCAGCGCCTTGAGCGAGGAAGAGCGAGCGTCACTGAACGCCGACATCAACAACCCGATCAAGACGATGGATGTGGTCAACGCCCTATTGGCCCGGCACTCGGCCGCCGTCAGCGCCGGGAACGCCCGCCCGCTCATTGAGGGCGAAGGCGCACCGGCCGGGGCCAAGCCCTTCACGTCGCAGGCCGAGTACATCGCCGCGACGCAGGATCCGAGGTATCGCTTCGATCAGGTGTACCGAGCGGAGGTCGACCGACGGATGATGGCATCCGAGTCCATCGACTCGCTGCCGAAGAGGTAGAAAGGAACCGACATGGAACCGACAGACATCAACGCCATCGTCGCTGGCATCCGCCAGGAGTGGCTGTGGTCCGCAAGTCGCGGGCCGAATGGCGTTTGGAACGGGACACTGGCCAACCCGGAGACCCGCAAGAACGAAGCGGTATTCTTTGGGGCCAACGAGCACGCCGTCGTCGAGAAGGCGGCCCGCTACTGCTCAGTGGACCTTGGCATCCGGGCGCTGAATGGCAGGGAGGCCGTCCTCGGCTTCGTGGCCTACATGCAGGCGTCCGCACCGGCAAGCCAGAAGGATCTCGCGGCCGTCGTGGATGCCTTCTGTGACGCCAACGAGTTCCCCGCCGTCCGCGACGGATGGGAGGACAAGGTGGCCGAGCCGCTGCCGAAGGCCGTGGCCCGCGCCCCGCACAACGGCAAGTCCCTCATGGACACGCCTCCCTTCGCCAAGTCCAAGCCGCCCGCCAAGGAGCAGGATGCTCCCGAGGGACCGGCGGCGACCGACGGGGCCAAGGCGCTCGCGGCCAAGCGCAAGATCGACCTGAACGACGTGGCCCACGAGGGCGAGGTCATTCAGGAGATGGACGTAGCTCGACACATCACGAAGCTCAACAGCACCAAGAAGTGATCCGGCAACAGTCGGTTCCTTGGGGGCTGGTTGGAAACGCTCTTCCGAGATGACGCCCGACCAGCCCCCGGCCTTTATCTGCACTCGGTTGCCCGCCCCAACGGGAACAATCCGGTCCCGGATCGGACCCCCGCCAACGGCGAATAACTCCTGAGTGTGTGTGCGGCCGAATCAGCGGCAAGCATAGGTCAACCCCACACAAGGAGTTATCACATGGCAAACCCCGTTCTGCATCGAACGCTGCAAGAGTACGGAACGGGCAGCGCCGTCGCTCTGGCACTGACTCAGTACAGTGGGATGGTCGTGTCGGCCTTCCACCAGGCGACGGAGTTCGCCCGCTATGTGTTCACCAAGCCGATCACCAACGGGCGCACCTATCAGTTCCCGGCCGTCGCACAGGCGACCGCCGAGAACCTGATCCCGGGCGTCGAGCGGGTCGGCAACAACGAGCCGGAACTGGAGAACCGGACGGTCACTCTCGACACCTACCAGACGATCTCCGACGCCTACGAGGCCGAGTGCGATGAGTTCATCCGCCACTTCGAGGTTCGGAACATCGTCGCCCAGGAGCACGCCGAGGCGTGCGCCAAGGAAGTCGACCTCAAGCTGGCACGGATGATCGCCGTCGGTGCCCGTGAGTCCGATGTCGGCTCCGGTGTCGATCTGTTCGAGGGCGGCCACACGATCACGGCCTCGACCTCGGGTGCCGTGACGACCGCCTACCCGGTCTCCCTGACCGGCTCCCAGCGCCTCCAGTCGGACCTCGGGGCCATGGCCCAGGAGTTCGACGAGCGCAACATCTCGCGAGAGAACCGGATCGCCTTCATGCGTCCGTATCTCAACCGCGTGCTGTTGCAGGACAAGACGCTGGTGTCGAAGGACTACCAGGGCATCAACGAGATGCTGCCTCGCAAGCTGGTCGAGTGCGAGGGCTGGAAGATCGTCGTCACCAACAACATCCCGTCAGACAACGACACCAGCAATAGCAACCTGGACACGATCTACAAGGCGGACTACTCCAAGGTCCACGTTCTGTGCATCGGCGACCCGCTGGCCGTCGGCCAGATCACGGCCATGGGCAGCGTCCGCCCGATCAACCCCGTGTGGCAGGACACCAAGCACGCCTGGTACATGGGCGCGAAGATCTGGCAGGGTTGCAAGTGGATCCGCAAGGAAGCCTGCGGCGAGATCGTGACGGACACCTGATCCGCCAGGAAGGAGCATTAGATGGCCCACAACGACGAGGCGGCCTACCCGTACTTCGAGGCTGACGCCAGCGGCACCGGCAAGGCCGACATGCTGCGGGCGATCAAGAAGGTCTGTCTGGAAGGCGGGGCCGGGATGTATGACCTGCTCCGGCGGATCATCAACACGGACCTGACCCTCCTGACGGACGGAGCGACGACTTCATTCGACGAGCTTCCATAGAGGTTGCTTGTCCCAGCATAAGGACACACTCACATGGCACTCAACCAGATCTACTACCTCGGCAAGAACAACGAGTTCAAGATCCAGACGGCCCCCGACGGCGATGCCGCATACATCGTCCAGATCGGCACGTCGGCTGCGTACCTGGACTCGTCCAGCACGTCGTTCAAGGGCCTGGAGTTCCGGCTCTCGTCCTCGGCAACGAGCGGCGACGTGCGCGGGATGTACCTGCGGTTCCAACTCAACGGGACCGGCACCACGTCGGGCGAGGCGCTGCGTGTCTACACGAACGTCAACGACAACATCGCCACGGCGCACGGTGCGCACATCGGCCTGAGCTTCTACGCCGAAGCCGGTGGCTCCGAGTGTTCGGGGTTGGCGGCTGCCGTTCGCGGCACGCTCCAGATCCCCGACATCGCCTCGTGGGCACCCACCGGGACGTACTGCGCTGGCATGTTCGAGATCTACTCGGACGGCGACGACAGCGACCCGGCGGGCATGACCGAACTCTCGGTCCTGCGGCTCTGCAACAGCGGCGACGCGACCGGCAAGGGCGACGTGGACGACGATGCCTTCCTGTTCTCTGTCCAGGGCTTCGACGACACGAAGGCGAGCGGCCACCTGCTCCAGAGCGACGGCGACGAGCCGACCTGGGACAATGTGACGACGTACATCAAGGTCAAGCTCGGCTCGGAGACGATGTATCTGTTGGCCGTACCGGCCTACGCATCCGACTAACCGGCGCTCGTAGCGCCGTACAAGGCGAAAGGAACCGAAGATGACCGCGTTCAAGCTACTGCTGTCCGACTACGAGGTAGACCGGGGCGACCAGCCTTCAATCCCGTTCCGCGTCCGCGACTCTCTGTGCGAGGTTCTGATGAACCCCGCCCGGAAGCTCAACGGCCCGGAACTGCTCAAGGCTCACGCCCTGGGCCAGAAGATCCTCGATGCCGAGGGCGATTTCATCCTGCTGAACCAGGACGAGATCAACGCCCTGAGAAGCGGCATCAAGGCGGCCACGGGCCTCGGCCGGGCGGAAGTCGAACTCGTTCGGCGCATCCTCGAAGCCGAGGAAGTCGACGTGACGGAAGCCTGACGCGGCCACTTCGGACCTGACGAGAATCGGGAGGGTGCCCCGCCTAGGGGTGCCCTCCCCCTTTTTCGCAAGGAGCGCCTCATGGCGACATTGCAGTTCTGCTGCTTCGCCCTCGTGGTCGCCGGGTCCGTCGCGGCCTCCGGCGGCACAGAGGGCGTACTGGAGACGTGGGTGATGCGGTTCGGCGCGCTCGGGTTGGTCGCGTTTATGGTCGTCCAGAACTACCGGCAGGCAAGAACCACCAATAAGGTTCTCGAACGCAAGGACACCGAGATCGCCGACGCTCACTACCGACTGGCCAACCTCACCGCCCAGCAGACCGACGCGATGAACCGACTCTCGAAGGCCCTTGAGGACCGGCCCTGCATCACCGGTAGGGATCATCTGATCGCTGGGCAAACCAGCACATAAGGAGCTACACATGGCTAACCCCGGCTATGCCGTGGACATGGGAGCGAACATCGACTTCCTCTCGGCAGCCATCGACCTCGCCGCCGCAACCGACAACCAGGAGATCGTCGCCGCCCCCGCCGCG